CAGGAGATAAACACCTGCATCCACGCGCCTTTCTCCACCTGGAGCCTCATGTACAGCTTGGAGTAGCACTTTCGCTCGTTCACCTGCTCCGTGAAGGGAGCGAAGGTGGCGTACCAGTCGATGCGCCCCTCCTCGCCGTCATCCTGCCCGGTCGCCACCACCTTCTTGGTGGTGCCGTCCAGATAGTAGAGGGTGCCGTCCAGATAGGCAAAGTCTGTTGCGTGGGTCTCGTCCTCTCTCAGCCAGATGCCGCGGAGCGTGTCATACACGAACAGCCCCCAGGCGTCGGTATCGTCTCGCATGGAGATGTAGTATCGCTCACCGTCAGTCCCGGCAACAGCGTCGTAGTAGCGCTTGGTGCCAAAATTCTCACTGATGAGCTCCGGCACGCCGCCGGTGAACACATACACGCCGTTGCGTCCCTTGTAGAACAGCGTCTCGTTGATAATGAGAAGGCTTTTCTCACTGCCCCTCTGGAGTCCCTGCACGGTGTAGGTGTAGATTTCATAGTTGGATGGGTAGCTCCCCAGCACCTTGTGTACGCAGTGCTCTTTCCAGAAAAGCACGCTGGAGGAGTAGGCGATGCACCCGGTAAAGTCTCCATCGGTGCCCACCGCTACGGCATAGCTGTCCGTGGAGAGCCCGTCGTAGACGTTGAAGTTCTTGGGGTCGCCCAGCGCAGAGGCGTAGATGGTGGTGCCTGCCGCGCCCCAGATACGGTTATCACATTCGCAGATGCAGGTGAGGTCTGGCACAGACCTCTTGAGCGTTACCTGGCCCGCCTCAGACCCGGCGGTGAAGGTGTTGGAGTAGAAGGTCATGCTGGTGGTCGTTATCTCTCGCACGATAACGGTCTTGTTGTTGCCCTCGATGGTGGTGCATCCGCTGATTTCCACCGCGTCGCCCTCGGCAAATTCTGCGTTCAGCGCCTCGTAGCTGTGCAGGGTGGACTCGTGGAGCATCCATCTGACCTGGTACTGTCCGTCGCTCTGGAGTGCGCAGTAGCTTATGACCTTGTACTGTCCGCTCTCGCACCCTTCGTTGATGATGTCGCCCACCTCAATGTCGGCGATAGGGGTGTTCACGCCTTCGCCCAGCGTCAGAGTGCCCGTGGAGGCATCCACGTTCGCAGAGGCGTACACCGTGTAGCTCTTGTCGGTGGCGATTTCCGCCTCCGTTTCCTCCTCCAGCTCCGCATCGCGGTAGCAGGCGGTGGGGATGGTCATGGTCTTGTCGGTAAAGCTCAGTGTTCCGGGGTAGATGGTGAACTCCGCCTCCAGACTGCCGAACTCTCCGCTCTCGGTGTCGTAGTACTTCTTGTCGGGGAAGATGACGATTTTGGTGTTGATGGTGGCAAACTGCTTCTCGCCGCTCTCCACCTGTCCCACTACTTTGCCATCGTAGAGGAAGTTCTCGCCCTCCACCACGCACAGCTTGCCTCTGGCATACAGCCCGGAGGGGTTCTCGTAGCTGGCGACGGTCCTGCGCCCGTCTCTCTGGCTCATAGTGGGGAATTTTGCACTGCTCAGCCCCCAGCTCTCCTCAAGCTGTCCGGCACCGGCACCCTCACCGTAGTGGATGCCGCCGAAGTTGATGATTTGCTGCTTGCTCTTTCCGGGGCTGGAGCCCAGATAGGGAAGTCTCATATCGTTCCCTCCTCTCCTCAAAGCGTCCAGCCGCTCACGCCCAGGGGCTCATGCGTGCGGTGGTACTGCTTCTTCCACTCGTCCAGCGCCGTATTGTACAGCGCCATCGAGTTGTTGTAGTTGGCAATTTCGTGGCGGTGAAGGTCTATCATCGCCATAAGGTACATATCGTACACGTTGTCATACGGAGCCTTCACCAGCAGGGGCTTGTCTCCGTCCTCCGGGAATGCTCTGGGGATGTCCGGCAGGTCGTTCCAGCCGCAGACGGTGCATCGGTTGGCGTCAAGCCTGCTGTTGTACTCCAGCCCCTCGGCGCTCTCACACTTAGGGCATACGCCCACCGCGCCGTGCAGACCGGAGCCGAAGCTCGTGCGGTGCCGCAGGATGACCTCTGCCCACAGCTTCCCGTCCAGCTCCATGAGCCACGCCGCCTTCGTTTCATCGTCATAGTCGCAGGGCTTCACTCGTTCCACGCGCTCGATGATTTCATTGATGCTCGGCATATCTTTTTTGCCTCCTCTCTTGAAAAAGTCAGTCGGACGGCGGCGTTGCCGCCGCCCGACCTTGGGGTGTTCGGTTGGTTCTTTCCTTTTAGCTGACCTGCACCCACACGCCGCCGTTCTTGACGTACACTCCGCCTCCGGCGGTGGGCAGACTTTCAATCGTGTAGCATCCATCGGCATCTGTGCTATCAGATACAACGATTTCAGATTTAAGATTAAAAGCGGGCCGAGCCGCGAAGCGAGCGTCGTACACGTCGCGGTTGCTCAGCGAGCCGCCAGTGCGGACGTTATAGGCGCCGTAGGCATTCGAGTACGGGGAGCGCAGACCCCAGAGCACGGCGGTGCTCGTCTCGTCCAGATAGGCGATGCGGAGAGCGTTGCTGGAGAAGTAACTGAATGCTGTACCCTCCGTCTGCCAGCCGCTCAGCCCCACCTCCGTGCAGCTCAGCGCGAAAGCCTTGCGGTACAGGGTGTGCAGAGTGGAGACCTGGTTGCCCTCCGCCACCACGATGGGGACGGGGACGATGCACGCCCTCACCTCATCGTCCAGCTTCTGAGGCCAGATGCCGTCGCAGAAATTATCCAGCGTGCAGCCCATGTAGCGGTTTTTGTAGGCACCGCTGTCGGATGCGTTCCATGCAATTTCACTGAACGCATCCTTACGGATGAGGGTCACGCCCGTGCCGGTGCCGTAGTGGTCATTGTCCAGCTTGATGAATTTGGTGGCTTTGCCGTTCTCGTTCAGCTTCACGAGGCTGCCTGCCGCCAGGTTGGAAAGTAACTGTCCCATATTTCTTTGTTCTCCCTTCGATGATATAAGATTGCTCCGGCGGAGGTGGTGCCGCCCCACGCTCCGCCCGGCGCTGTTCAGCGCGGTCAAGTGCTGCACCCAGCCTTTTCCGCATCTCCTCTCGGAGCCGCCGCGTGTCCCCGTGTTTGGCGTGCGCCTCCCACGAGCCGTAGCTTTCCATGATTTTCTCCCGTGTCACTTCTCCCTCCGCATACTGCTCCTCCCATTTACGGATGCGGCGCTTACGGCGCTTGATGGAAGAACGTCTCAGCTTGCGGATGACCCGACCGCTTTGGGTCAGATAAGTGTGGAAGCCACAGAAGTCGATGCCGTTTCGCAAGGGAAAGATATTTGTCTTGTCATTGAGCTCAAGTCCCAGTCGTGCAAATTCAGCCCGTAGTCTCTTGAGAGCCTCCCGTGCCGTCTTCATGTCTGGGCAAATAACGTACCAATCGTCCATGTACATACCGCTCAGCGGCAGGTGCAGCTTCTCGGCGGCAAAGTGCATCGCACTCCGCACGAAAAACACGGCGTAGATGTGGCTGGTCTGGTGTCCCAGCGCCAGCCCCTCCACCATGTCGATGAATTGAAACATCAGCGCCTGGAGCTTCTCATCCGGGAAGCGCTCCGCCAGCGCCGCTTTCAGCCGCTCATGGTCGATGCTTTGGAAAAAGTGGTGGATGTCGCCCTTGATTACTGCTCCGTCGGCGTAGTCCCACTCCTCCATCGGTCGGTAGGGAAGTCCTGCGGCTTTGCGTGCCGCCTCGTCCGCGCCCTTCTTCCTCAGAAAGTGCGTCCTCATGTGCTTCTCCAGCATATCGAGTCCGAAGTGGGTGCCCTTCGCATACTGCGCGGCGTAGGTGTTCAGCGTCAGACTCCGGCTCAGCTCATCGTAGATGGCGTTGTCGGTGAGCGCGTGCTGTACCACCTTGTCGCGGAAGGAGGGAGCCTGGATGAGCCGTTTCTTCGGCTCGTAGATTAAGAACGCCTCCAGCTCGTCGGGTTTGTACGTCCCTTGCAAAAGAGATTTCGAGAGTATCAGCAGTTCCTCGATTGCGCTGTATTCAAAGACTGCCGTCCCTCGCTTGCTTCGCTTGTTCCGTCTGGCACGCAGGTACGCAGTCCAGAGCGTTTCAAACGAGCAAATTTCTTCATAGGTCATATTCACACATCCTCCTCGTGTGTCTCCGGCGGATGGTGGAGCGCTGGGGCATCGCTGATAGCCAGCCGCACCTCCCTCCGCAGAGGTCTCCGGGGTGGTCCCCGGTAACGGGTCGGACAGCGTCGATACCATGTGTTTATCCCCTGCCTCCCGGTGTGGCTTGCCCCCAGGGAAAAGCCGCCAGGTTCCGTGACGGGCGTGCCGCACGTTGGGCAGACGATAGGATATAGCCTCCTTTGATGATGGTCCTCTGCTTTTGCCTTTCGGCTACTTGTACGCGGTATTCCATCAGAGCGGGCCGAGCCGCGAAGTTAGCGTTGTACACGTTGTTGTTGTTCAGCGTGCCGTCAGTGTTGACGTTATAGGCGTTGTTGGCATTCGAGTTCGGGGAGCGCAGACCCCAGTTCACGGCGAAACAGGCTATACCCTAATGCGTAAAGCGGCTTTTGCCGCCTGCATCCTATTTCATGTGCTGGGCTCTCTGCTTGTCCTTGTCATACCATGCCGCCGCCATATACCGCACGGTCATCACCGCCTTGCTCCAGGTCGCCGCCTTCTCCGCGTTCACGCCCGGATACTGTCGGCTCTCCTTCATGCGAATGATTTTCCGCTCCAGCTTCTTGCACTCGCGCAGCGCCTGCCGTTGTAGGCACAGGCGGTCTCTGGTCGCTTCGCGCAGGTCGATGAGGTTTGCCTCCTCAATGAAGGAGCAGATGCTCTCTGCCGAGTTCATCAGACTCGTGCCGGTGGTATATCGGTATTTCTTGGGTATGACCTTCTCGTTGGCGCAGGCATCAGCCGTGTAGAGCCACAAGTCCGCCGCCTTATTGCCGAGAATAAAATCGTTTTCTTTCTTGTTATCCAAATGGGCACCTCCTTCTGCGGATGTCCTCCAGCAGTCCGTCTCCGCCCTCTACCTCCAGCACGTGGTCAGAGAGAAGCCGCACGGTCACACGCTCCCCGGTGGGGGATGTGCCAGTCAGCACGACGTTTTCTCCCTCGCACCGTCCGCAGGGCTGCTCCAACTCTGCGATGAGGTTGGAGATGGCGCAGGAGGCCTCAGCCGCGTTTTTACACGCCAGCCTTAACATCCGTAGTGACCGTGCCCAGAGACAAGCC